TGCATAAACTCTGCATATTTTTCAGAAGAGTAAATGTAATCAATGACTTCTGGTTTGAGAGCATTTGCAATTTGAGAAACTGCCTTTTGAGAAAGTGTCATCAGAGAATACCTCGATCAACAAAAATGTCACCGATCAGAGAACAGAGTGCATTTTCTTCAAACTCTGTCCAATCCCAAACAGCAGCAGCAATGCTAACCTGCTCAAGAATTTCTTCCTTTAGTGTTGTCAACTGTTTAGCATCCAAACTAATAGGTTCTGGGGGCATTTCGTTCTCCCAAAAATCAACCCAATCTGCGGTAGTTGCTTCAGTAATCATGAGAAGAGAGAAATAACGATGACAATGATTGAAAGAAAGTATAGCATCAGCAGTAGAGAGGCATATACTCTGAAGAGGGCATTTTATCGGTGTTGAAGTCAGTTACCTCAGCACCGTTAGAAATACGTTGCTGCCACTCATACTCAGCATCAGTAGAAAGAACTGTGCTGTAAGACTTCAGACCGTTAGAACGCCAGGTAACACGTTTGACGAAACGCTTCACCACAGTCTTGATACCTTTCTTCTCACATGACTCAGCAATAAATGCCTCGGGGAAGAAGTCAACGATGGTGACGTTGGTGGTCAGTTGCATGGGGTTGTCTCCCTGTCGATGAACTTATTATAGGGCATTAGAGGGGTCAGGGAAGCAGTGGTGTGCCACTTCCCAAAGTGGTCACCAGATCTCAGTCCAACGCTTGTGGTTTGCTTTGCTGACTCTACCTTCTTTGAGCATGTTGTCACAGACATTAACGAACACTTGAAACTTCTGCTCACGGGTGAGAGTATCTGCTCCGTCGCATCGTTTCATAACACGGATCATTTGTGCTTTGGAAGTAATCATCAAACCAACTCCTTTCGAATTTGTTCTACAATTTTGCTTAAATCATCTGCGGTATCAGACATCGCAGACCTTGAATATCCCGTAGCATATGCATAACCCTGATCCTCATTTTCAGGTGCTTCATGACAAACATTGATCGCAGTGTTCAATCGATCAATGATAAACACCAGTTGATCATCAATAGAAAAAGTGTTCATCAGTCTAGAGGAGAAATGTCGTAGGATGTGAAGTTGGGATACTGTTTTTCAACCCATTTTGATAACTTTGTGTTCTGTGATTTGATTCCTTTTTGTGTCTTTGGTTTGGTGGGCATCACTTTGAGAAACGATAGGTGTCCCTCATCCGTCGTCACCCGAATGCGATAGGTGGCAGTGGTGGTTTCCATTCCCTCCCTTGTTTACCTCTTAATTATACAGACATTAGACGGTTCGGGAAGCACTTCTGTGCCACCTCTTGGTCTGGCACACCAAAAGTATCAATCAACCACCAATCATATAACCTATCTTCTTCTTCCCGTGCCTCAATCTCATGTGGTTGATACCAATACTCCCAATTTTCCACTGGTGTTTTACAATAACACAATTTTCCATAACGGTGCCGCAGAGAACCACGTATCCACTGTGCCAGGTGGGTCAGTTCATGAAAAAGAGTTTTTATATACAACTCTTTGGTCATGTAGGTATCCAATTCAATTAGAAAATCACGGGGACGATAACTACAACCAACAACATCACAATATCCACGAACTTGCTCTTCTTTCAAGTCACGATGAACAATCTCTACATCAATTTTATGACGTGGGAAGAAATTATTCAGAAACCAAGAGGTAACATCCTCACAGAGGATTTTAGAATAACCGTATCCAGAATGAGTGATGAAAGACATGTGCCCCAGTGTAGAAACCAAACAAATGAACCAACAAAAATAAGTTTTTCTTTACTTGTCATCACTTCATGTAGAGATAACCACCTGCCCAGTCAGCGTGCTCCAGCAACCACTCACGATCACTAATGATGCAAAGGTTGAAACGTACATGCTTTGCAGGTGCTTTGAATGATGCTGCTTTATACAGATCACCAGTTTTCTTATCTACGAAGGCATGAACACTTTCAGAAGGAGGACGATTTTGATTGGGGACAATCATCACAATCTTATAGTATTTGCGACCTTCTTCAATCACGAACTTGTATACAGGTGCCTCATACTTACCACCAATCGTGCCCTTATTGCGGGACTTGAAGTTATCCTCAAGAGCATCACAAAGCATCAAAGTCCACTTACGAACATTCAACTGGATTGTATTGCGGGCATCCTGCTGAGAAGCATATTCAGCAAAGGTGGTGCGAGTCATTGGTTGCTTGCGTATGAACGTATTATAGGGGCATATGGGTGCCTCTCAGGGCACCCTGTGACACTTATTCAACTGGTCAAAGAGTCAAGTCTGAATTAATACCATCGATCATCATCCCGTCACCCATCTCAATCATACCATCATCATTGATACCATCAAAGTGCTCTTGAAGTTGTGCAATTCTATCTTTTTTACCAATATCTTCAAGAACATATCCTTCCATAGTTTGTGTTGGAGTATTTGGATCATCACTAAGTTCAAACAAACGATCACACTCGTTATTATCTACAAGAGGTGCCAGAGTTTCCCAAGTATTACCAGGTCTATCATAATTACAATTCAACTTATACATCAAATTATCAATCATAGTCATAACATTTCGTTGATTTGGATCATCCAAAGTGCATTCCAATGCATCTGTAAGTCCAAGACCACATTCACCTGTTTTGATCGGATCAATACCACTTGATGCTGAAGAGTAATTAATGTCTTTCAAGCAAAGTTCTGGTTCTTGATGCACAGAAGTCCAAGCCCATCTAAGAACATTACAAAGAGCATCATATTCAGTTGGAGTTAAAATAGGATTGGTCATTTTAGTGTTAATGTAAAAGTATTATAGGGCATATGGGTGCCTCTCAGGACACCCTGTGACACTTATTCAACTGTCCATGACAGAACCAGCAGGGATTTCTTCTTCTTTCATGTAGTTGTCATCCCAAGAGCGGGTATTGTAACATGTCCACCCAGCACTCGTGAAGAGATAAGCATACTCTTCACCACAATCATCTGCAGTTTTGAGATACTCACTCGTATTTTTGTTTAGTTCGGGTGCATTGTCTTCAATAGATTCACCACGCATAGTATAATGGAGAGGACCAGACTCAGGCAAAGTTTCGTTGTTCCAACCTGCATTAGTCCAGGTGCAGGACATGTTGCCACCATTAATCAGTTCCGATGCTTTCTCCTTCGTATTGTAAAACTCACGGAGAACTTTACCATTGAAAGAAGGATAACCATCGTAATGGCAATAAACAGAAAGAATAGAATCATCACTGAGTTGAATACCGATGCGTGAACGAGTTCCCATGATGAAGAAAGAAATAGTGTGAGAGGTGGGGATCAGTTTGTCGATCCCTCTTACTGTTTACCTCTGTATGTGTTGTGTCGGGTCTCCCCTCCACCTCTTTAATATACATCACTCTGGTGGTCTGTGCCAACCCCCTGTGCCACTAAAAGAACTGTTCTACTCCCTGTGCCTCACCGAAACTATAATCATATTTTAGGGCATCGTGGCAGATATAGTGTGGGTGATCGACAGATACCCCCAGACGTTGACACATTTCAGCATGATTATCTTCCATTAGTTCAACAGCATACAACATATTGTTGACGATGTGATCATGATCATGATATTCAAGCAGTTTATCACGCAAAGCAATCATAAAGTTACCAGAACCAGCAGAGTTATCAAGAAATGTAGACTCTGGGTTCTTTAGTCGTTCTTCTGGCAGACTTTCTACCATCTGACGACATATTTCAATTGGTGTGAATACTTCTTGAGTGACTTTGATGCGTTCATCAGATCTCTCAATCGAAGATCCCACCTCCTGATTGTGCTTGTTTTTGATATTCTTCGATGATTTCACCTTTTGAGACGTGGTTTCTTCCATTTGTGTTTGCACCAATTCTAACAAGATCTTCCTCCAATGATACCAAAGTTTCCACTACATTTTCATTTCTTGCCTGTACAAAGAAGTGATCAAGTTGTTCACCTTTCTTAGGCAGATACTTTTCAAACTCAGACCTAATCATTCTGCCAGCATTACCAGATCGAATAATAACAAGGTCTACCCGCACTTTGCCAGTTACAACACTCTTGTAGTCAAGAAATTCGAAGTCTGGGTGATTGGTAATGATCTCAATCTTCTGCCTGGGTGTATCACTGATACGCCACTCTTGAATAGCAGCATGAATACCAACGGGAAAAGTACCTTTCTCACAATCAACGTCACTCACACACTCAAGGTATGGGTTGCGTTTAATAATTTTGTTCTGACTACCATTCTTTCTCAAAGAAATGGGTACGATCTGAAGAATCATGCCATCATCTTTCAGAGTCTCAGAAGACTTTGCCAGAAAATCAATGGCAAGATTGCCACCATTACCGTAAGGGTAGTTACCAATAACAACATCAAACTTTTTCTTCATGTCAAAAAACTCTTCCTCGGTAATAAGGTTGATGTCATCAAATCTACTTCCCAACAGTTCTTTGCAACCGTAGAAGTACTCATAGTCTTTTTCAGTATATATGTTACTGAAACCCTGTTGAACAAGGTAGTCACAGAATCGACCATAAGCATCCTTGGGAACATAGATCATAGCATCTTTAGGCAGATCTTGCAACCGATCACACATATCATATACTGCAAAACGTTGTGGGATGCGGAACATATCCTCTTCACGTTTCTTTGCCTTCTTCTGTTCTGTGCTTGGACTAATACCAAACATTTTCTCAAAATTATAGTAATAATCATTCAGTTTCTGAATCTCATTACTAAGGATGAGGAGTGCTGTGTCAAGATCCTTTATATTAGCATTCGCTACTAGTTCTGGAGACCCACCATAAGGATTTTTAATAAAACCATATTTTCTCATGACTTCCCTAATCTCATGGTCTTTGAGATCTGGATGCACATCCCAATAACGATAAAGTTTAGGTTTATCTGGACATTTGGAGTAATCACCATCGGCAAAACGAATCAAATACTCACCAACAACTTTCCACCCTCGTTCTGGTTCAGTCTGCCCAATATAAAAGCAGAAGTCCCTCAAACCAAGGGCAATTAGTTCGATCCAACTTTCAAATTGATGACAGTAAATACGGTTCTTCTTCTCAGTCACAGTGGTATCAGAATAAAAGGGTTCATTCACACGAATTGCATCAATCAGTGCGTTAGTCATTACGAAAATCTGTTTCTACAATTATACATTAAAAAAGGGGTCGTAAGACCCCTTTGTGACACTTTAATTATCGTGTATCTTACACTCTGGTGCTCCTGGTTCCTGATCACAATACAACTCTAGTGGAGAAGGATCATGATGGTCACCCGATTCAATTTCTTGCTTATGATGCTCTACCCAATCTTCTAGATCGTGCAGTTCACCTTCAATATGACGACGTTGTTGAGGTGATGTAGTAGGATCTTCAAGGATCTTTTTATCAGCCTCGATATGTTGTTCGATGCTGTCCATGTTAGAATTTGTTACTGTGTAATACAATATTTAGGTTAAAATCACTCACTAAGTGCATTTGTAGTACGCCAACCCTTGCTTTTTGTAGCATTTCCTTTGATTTTCAGGTCTTCAACCATCGATTCTGCAAATGCTTCCATTTTTTCTGGATGAATTTGCCCAATACCTGCTTCTTTCACTGCATTTTTAATACTAGAAATCTCATTTTGATCAAGTTTTCTGCCGTTTGAAGGAAGTGTCATGATGCCTCTTGTATTGTGTTCAGATTCTAACAGTAGAACCTGCAACTATCTAGAAATTTAATGTTTTCTTCGGGATTGGTGTCTTTTTTCATCCTCCTTGATTGCTGATTCAATGATAGCAGTGATCTCTTTACTTGTCATTCCATTTAAGAAACTCCACTTAGGATCTTCTTTATCCCACTCAAGAGTGAAGGTTCCATCAGCATTTTGATCTATTTTAAGACCGTCTTCCATTTACAATCTCCTTAATAAACTTTTTATGACCAACAAAAAATGCTGGTGGTTCAAGATTTAACTGATTTATTATATCAGACTCTACTGCATCTCGATAGTACTCATTATATTGTTTTTTAATTTTATCATTATCGAACCAATCCAAACCATAAAGAATGGGTATGTAATTGGCAGATTGAAATAAATTCCAAGAACCTTTAACATCATCAGATAAAGGCAATCTATCTTTCCACATTTTCAAATATGATTCAAGTCTTGGTGTAAGATTCAAATTATATTTGATATGCTTCCAGAATGGAGTATCCTCTCTCTTAGTCAGGTAATGTGCTTGAACATAATCTACAATATTATCGAAAACATTATTAACTTCTTGATTGCAAGTTTCTTGATCATATGAAGGCAAATAATTAACAAAGCAGAACATTTGTTGAATTACACTTCCAATAGATGTTGCTTCTAATGGTTCAACAAAACTTTGAGATAAACCGACTGCATAACAATTTTTGTGCCATGCTTTATCTAACCTACCAGGATCAAATTTAAACTCTTTTATTATATTCAGACTCTGTCCATAAACTTCTTCCATTTCACGTTGTGCTTCATCTCTATCAATAAATTTGTCACAATAAACATAACCATTGCCAGTCTTAGTTTGTGTCGGTATAGTCCATGACCAGCCAGCATTTCTTGCTGTTGCTTTTGTGTACTTATTGTATTCTTCCATCTCATCAGTTGCAAATGAAATAGCAGAATTAAGAGGTAAGTATTCTGAATATGAAACCCAAGGTATTTCGTAGACTTGATTCAATAAAAGTTTTGCAAAACCAGAACAATCAATGAAGAAGTCTGCATCATAAGTATTACTTTCTGAGATTACGTTTTTTAAATTCTCATTCTCATGAAAGTTAACACCTATTAGATTATCATAAATTATCTCAATCTCTCTATTTGAACAAAGGTTATGTAAGTACTCATTCAAAGAGAATGTATCAAATTGAAATTGAAAATGTGGTGAATCATTTAAGTCATTAAAATTACTCAAACCCAACACATTTTTGTCAGAAAAATTTGAATATAGATTTTCACCTTGAGAAATTAAATGGGCATATACTGCATAATATGATCCATATGAGTTGGCATATGGTTCTTCGATACTATGCATAAAATCTTTCTCTGCCCAGTTCTCAAAATAAACACCAGACTTAAAAGTTGCATTACAATAAATTAATGCATCTAAGAGATTAACCCCGATGAAATTGCAAAAATTAGACCAGTGTTCGGTAGAGCTTTCACCAACACCAACTATACCAATATCAGGTGATTCTACAATAGAAATTTGAAGGTGAGGAAATTGTTTTTTAAGTATCAAAGCAGAGATACAACCAGAAGTACCACCACCAACAATTACTATCTTATTAACATTCATCTTTTTTGAATTGTTTACGACACTTCTTCACTTCTTTTAGTTCTTCTTTGATCATCTGATATGCATCTTCAGGAGAGATTCTCCTTGACATCTCCATAGCAATGATAAACTCTACTCTAGTCCCAAAGTGTTTCAGTGCTTCTTCAAAGCAGTTTAATTCTTCGTACATAGTTTGAATGTTTTTACTGAGGATATTTTACCAGTTGAATTAAATTTAAAAGTTTGAATACAATTTAATTCATCAATATCAGATGCATTTACTTCTATGGTAACATAATAGTTAGAAGAATCACTTGGAATACAAAAACAGTGCTTTGCACCTTCACCAGACTCAAAAGCAATTCTAAGATCCATAGAAACTGATTTATTATCAAGTTTCGAAACTATACCAATAGAATTATTAACTTGATCAATGGCTTTATCTGTAAGATAATTTTTTAGATCACCTGATTCTTCACCAAATAAAATCTTAAGATATTTTTCAATAGTTTTATAACGACTAGAAAGAACCTCAGAGAGTAGCATTATTTTACCACTCTCTTCCATCAAGTCTGATCTTATTTTTATTCCTTTGTATGGACTATCTGTCATTTTTTCTTCTTTTTAATATCTGGATGAGGTGCATAAAGGGGTCCCTGGTAATTGCCCCAGAACTTTACTTTAGGTGGAACTTTTGCAGAAGACTCATGAAGTTTTTTAATTGCAGCAAGAGTTTCGGGTGTTTCATCCCACTCCCAAATTTCACCACCTTTACCAATAAATTCTCTCTTAGTCATTTTGTAATGCCTCTACTGTGTATTGATAACCTTTAGAAGTTACTTCATCATGAAGATTAGCAACATCCATTAAACCTTCCACACTATACCATGGTGCTGTCTCCCAGTCAAATCCTTCCCCAAAAGTATTATCTGCATTGACAATATACCAGTGACAAGATGAATCTGGAACATCTACAGCACAGTTACTCCAATCATCTGACCATTGTGGTACTTGTACCCATAATGTTACGGCAAGAAAAAAGTTAAGAATTGGCAGCATTTTTCAGTGTAGTAAGAAGGTGCATGTCTCCATGTATATATCCCGCAACGATGACACAAAGAGTGGCAAAAATTACTCCCAAAAACATTAGAGATGGGATAATAGGATCTTTAGGTAGCGTTGTCGGTGAAGTAACTTCCTTTTCGGAGTTGGTATCGTTTGATGTGTTTGTCTCGGTGTTCTTCACACTCGAAGTGGCAGACTCTGGTGTCGTTTCCATCTTTATATTCTAAACGATAAGGAAATGTTGAAAATGGGTGCATTTCTTCAGGTGGTAAAACTTTTCTCTTAGGTTTCTTTGTTGAACTCTTTACCTTCGCTTTCTGAGTTGTAGTAGGTTTCTTCGTGGCACTTTTCTTTGCCGTAGGTTTCTTCGCAGGTGTTGATAATTTCTTCTTTGGTGGCATTTTTCTTTATCATTTTTTCATACTGGTTAGCACCCAGATTGTCTAAAAAGTCGTTCATAATTACTCTCCTATCTCATGGATTACAGGTTGTTCATGAATCAGAACCCGATAAAGTTCTGGATTGTTACCAGCACTTACAGGAATAAACTCTGTGTCTGGGTTAAACTCATCATCACGAACTGCTTGATTGATTACAATCGAACCATCAGCACCTGAGATACTACGATGATACGTTCCAACGGGAACTACTAGAGCCCCACTCTTACGATTCATGTGAACAATATGATAGGGAAACTTCCAATCAAAGTTCACAAGTTCAAACGTTCTTTCACCTGAGAGGACACGATTATGGTCCACTTGATGATGATGAACGTAGAATTGCTTTGCACCGATTGCATCGTCTGGTGGTGAAATTGCTGGTCCTTCATGTACCACAAGATCAGATGCGTTTGAGTCATCTACACTAATATCATAGAATACAACTGCGGGTGTCTCACGAAATACCCGATGTTTACGAAATTGAACAGTCATTTGAAACCCTTTGGATTTTTTTCAACTACTTTATCTAGCACTTCAATATGAGAGAGAAATGGTTTATTATTCCACCACAATGCCTGTGCTTCTAACCAAGTCTTCACGATTGTAGATTTACCATACTTACCAACTACTTTATAATCGTGTCGATCATAATGTTCATCAGAAGTTTGTTCAAAATACTGAGGATCGTCTGGAGTAATTAGTTTAGGTGTCATGATAATATGTTGACAGAAGCAAATTGAGTAATGGTATATCTTCCTAGACCTTTATTTCTATTTTCTTTATTTCTAATAGAAATTTCAGTTACTTGATGGAAGATGTTAGATGGAAAAACTACAGCACAATTATTTCTAGATTCTATCTTAATATCATATGATGGAAAAAGAAAGTCACCACCCTCATAAGACTTTGGATCTTTATTCAACCAAATACATGCTGTTATCATAGAAACATCATTATGTGCTTTATAATAATCACCATGATCATAATATGAAACTAGAAGAGAATCTGCATTCCACCTAGTTTGATTAAAGAACCAAGATGCTGGGTGATTTATAATTGATGGATTAAGGATGTTATCACCAGTATGTTTAAAGATAGAACTATCTTCATTTTGTAGAAACCAACCTTTGTTTCTTTTTAATACATTACCATCATAATCAAGGGCACCACCTGCATCATATGGGTCTAAACCAGATTCACTTTCGTAAAAGTCTTCAAGTTCTTGCCATATTTCATTCAACTGTTCATCAGTAAAGACATTTTCAATCAAATGATAATGAAAGGGGTATGTGAATAATGTAGATTTCATCGATATAACTTAAATGCAATAGTTACTCTTAGATCTGTACAATATCTAGAAGGTCCCTTACCAAAATGTCCCCAATTGGATGGAAACAAAACTCCAGTATTTGGTTTTGGGTAAACTGTTTCAGTAATACCCTCGGGTCTAATTATAACAGTTTCTCCACCCCAATTCAAATCCCAATACATCATTGGATAGTACAAAAATGTATAATAGTTATCATCTTCACTATCCACATGAATGTCACCATCTAAACCATAAGTTTGCCCATTAGCATAGACAGAACTTAACTTAAACTCACCAATTAAATTCTTTAGATTACTGAATAAGTTTTTGGTAAAGAAGTCTTCATTATTCAGATCCATTAACCAGTGGCAATTATCTGAATTTTCTACACTAACGTGACCAAATTGCCATCGTGGTTCTGACAAATAACTTTGCCATATTTCTTCTACATCATCAGAATCAAATACATTCTCATAATAATTCACTGTAAAGACTCTGCTAACTTGTTTACTCTGTGATATTCTTCATATGCTCCATTAGCACGAGCATGAAGAATATCATAAATGTCTTCTCGGATGGTTTCTACATCAACGTAGTCATCAAAGTACTTATCCAATGCTTCCTTTAGGTATCTTTTACGATGCCATTCAGGTGAATAGGGTTTGTAGTCCATGATAAGAGATTATTTGACTGTATTATAGCACTATGGGTTGTTTGGGTCAAGTCCCAATGACTCTAAGTATTCTTTCCACCAATTATACTTTTCCCTCTTCCATTGAGGAAGAGGACGACCTTGTTCTGAGTACCACTCAAACAATGCTTTATCGATAATCTGTGCGATCTCCATATTCCTCTTCCTCTTCATCAACGTCTGCATATGGATCTGCCACATATGGTCCGTGTGGTTTTCTGGATTCTGCTCTGACATAGTTTCGCTCGTCATTAACTGCGGAGAACCAAACTGCTACCTTCATTACAATCCAAATCGCTGCTAATGGTGTGAAACAAGCAATGAGGATGACTGGTTTCATAGTAGATTATTATCCTTGAAATAGTTTAATGTATCTTTTAACCCACCAATATGTCTGAAACCAACATTAACTTGTGGGTATTCTGCCTCTTCACCAAACTCCTCAACAAA